CAATATGGGTGGTGGTTTAGGTGGTTGGCGAATACCTGATTGGGAATCTCTAGAGAATGAGGAAGAAAGTGCAGTTCCTCCTCGCATCATTGCGATTTACCGTGCTCATGCTGAAGCAATTATTGCAGCTTTATCTGTTACTGTTCCTTCAGTCGTCTTTTTTCCAGATGATGCGGAGAATCCTCTAGACTTAGAAGCAGCAGACGCTCATTCTCAAGTTTCAGCTCTAATACAAAAACATATCAAAGCTCCAATGCTCTTTATGAGAGCATTAGCTGTATTCTTCAATCATGGCACCATTTTTGCTTACAATTACTATAAAACCGACCCGAAATACGGAGTCATTCACAAACCCAAGTTTGAGAAGATTCCAATTCCAGAGTTCCAAAATACTTGTCCGAACTGCGATTATGAGTTTGGCAGAACGGCCGAGCCAATTCTTGAGCCAATTCCTTGTGAAGTTTGTGGTCAAGTATTGCCTCCTAATTCCACTCCTATTATGTCTGAAATGGAAGTTCAGACTGGAACGGATAAGGTTGATAAAGGTCGGGTCCTAATCGACATATTTGACCCACGCTCTGTAAAGGTTAGTATCTATGCGAAGGAACAGGTTAATTGCGGTTATCTCCTCCTTAATTTCTCTCAAAACGTCGCATATGTTCGGTCTGCTTTTCGTGACAATAAGATTGGCACATACACCAATCAAGACTCGATGGATTGGGCGCGCAACGCTACAAATTATTTCGGAGCCGCACCAGAAAACGTCGCATCAGTTAAATGTCTTTGGCTTCGTCCGTGGCAATTTCATATTCTTGGTGATGGCAAGGAAAAGGAAATTAACGAACTCATCGCTCTTTATCCCGAAGGATGCTACTGCATCTTCATTAATGATGAACTTAAATATGTTACAAAAGAGGCGATGGATGAGCACTGGACTGTCTCGATTAATCCTCTATCATCCTTCATTCATGGCGAACCACTTGGAACTAATCTCGCAACAGCCCAAGATATCCAAGCTGAAGTCGATGAGCTTAGATTACAAACTGTTGAACACGGAATTCCTGAGACATTTGTAAAACCTGAAGTATTAGACCTTGACCAATATAACAAGGGAATGGCGCGGCCGGGTTCAGTTACCCAAACTAAGGGTTCAGAACCGGGTAAACCTTTAGGTGAAGGTTTCTTCCAGACAAAGACGGCTACCTTATCTTCGGAGATTGAAACATACAGCAACGATATAAATCAAAGGTCACAGTTTGTAACTGGCTCTTTCCCATCTATCTATGGCGGCTCATTAGAAGGTGGTGGAGGAACTGCTTACGAATACAAAAAATCAAACGCTAATGCACTACAGCGTTTAGGAATTACGTGGAAAGTTATCGCCGAATTCTGGTGTGATGTAATTACTCGTTCCACTTCTGAGTTTATTTCCTTCATGGAAGGTGACGAGAGATTTACTCAGAAGGAAGGTGGAGCTTTCAAGAACGTCGATATAAAGAAAAGCTCTATTGAGTCCGGAAAAATCTCTAGAGCTGAACCAGAACTCTCCGACCAACTTCCAATCACTTGGGAACAAATCAATCAGGTTGTTACCAACTTGATGCAGATGAATAGCGACGAAATCAATGCCGTCCTATTCAATCCGAATAATGCTCAACTCATGAAGAAGGCTGTTGGACTTCATGACCTTTATGTTCCCGGTGAGGAAGATAGAACTAAACAATACGCAGAGTTCTTACAATTAGCTCAAGCTCAACCAATGCCGATGATTCCGCCCGAAATACAGGCGCAGATTCCTCCCGGCACGGACCCAATGAGCTTATTACCTCCGGGTGTTTCTCCAGAACAATTAGGTATTCAGATGCAGCCATCTGTAATGCCTGAACCAATCGACGACCATATGGTTCATATGCAGATTCTATCTGCAATTATGAATAGTCCTCGTGGTCAGAGATTGAAGGCTGAAAATCCAGCAGCCTATCAGAATTGCATGTTACATTATGAGGCTCATCAAATGATGATGCCGCCTCCAGTTGAAGAAGCTCCACAAGGTGAAGTTCCCAAGGAAAAGGGAAATAAAAAGGAAAAGGTATAATGGCTGACACAAATACTCCCGCTGGAAGTTCAGGTATTGATACTTCACGTCCTACCGGCGCGGCCGAAATGGACATTCTTAATGCTGACGATAAACCTGAAGGTCAAATTAAAGACTTCGAAAATCCAGATGATGAATCTGATGATGACGAATCGGGTAAAGATGAATCCGATAAAGATGAGGATGTAGATGATGATACCTCCGGCGAGGAAGATACCGACAAGGATGATGAATCAGATTCTGATGATGAAGAATCTGGAGAGGATTCCGAGGACGACGCCGATGATAGCGAGACTGGCGAGCTTTCGCTTTATCAAGCTATTAAGAAAGCGTCTCCAGAGTTATTCAAGAAATTCCCTGAATTAAAAGCAACTATATTCAGGGAGCAGAGGTATACTGAAATCTATCCCTCTATTGAAGAAGCTCAGGAAGCTAAGGAACGAGTTGAAACATTCGCTAAATTAGAAGCGGATATTCTCGAAGGTAAGCCGGCAGAACTACTCAGAGCAATTGAATCGACGGATAAAGATTCGTTAGGTCGATTCGCACATAGTATCTTACCGGCCCTCTTGGAGCAGGACAAAGATCTCTATTCGGAAGTTATTTCACTTCCTATAAAGAGGGCTATCCAACAGGTTTATATTCAGGCTAAGAAAGCCAAGAATACAAATCTGATGAATTCTGCTCTTTACGTTGATGACTTCTTTTTCGAGGGAGACGGAATTGCGAATGACCCGAAGCTTTCTAGTGCTCCCAAGAAGTCTAAAGAAAAAGACCCCGAAGTTCAGCGCCTTGAGCGAGAAAGAGACGAGCACGCTGAAAGAATCCGCGGCGAATTCAATGACAGTGTTATCGAATCGCTACGATTCAAACTCGGAAAAGAAATTACGGCCGCATTAACCACTTTTGAGTTCGATAGTTACAAGAGGAAGAATGTAGCTCGCGATATTGAGAACGAAGTAAACAATCTCTTGATAGCTGATACTCGGTATCAGGCAAGCATCAAGAGTCTTTATTCTCAAGCAAGTTCGGCAAAGTATACCAGCGAATGGAAAGCTAGAATCATATCCGCGTACCTAGCACGCGCCAAAGCTGTATTACCTATTGCCAAGAAAAAAGTTATAGAGGAAGCCACTGGGCGGAAAGCGAAACCAGACGAGAAGAAGCGTTTAGTTCCGACTAATCTGTCTACTCAAACACACCATACCGTCAGTGCAAAAGATATTGACCGTTCAAAGACCTCTGACCGAGACTTTCTGGACGGGAAAATCACACTGAAAAAGGGAAAATAGGTAAATGGTAAACTCACAATCAGTCATCGCGACAGAGATGGAGAAAGTCACCAAGAAGGTGCCTGTTCTCTATGACCTCGATGACCTCTTTTATACAGAAATTGAAAAGAGGCCAGTCGAAGTAATCTCTGAAAGGGATATGCGTATCCCGATGAATCTGCGCCCCGGTGGTTACTTCGGTTACTACGACCCGGATGGCGGAGATTTAGGTACTGGTTCCGGACCAGATTGGCAGAAGGGTGTCATTAACACCAATCACTTCAAGATTGGTATTCAATGGACCAAGAAAGCCGAATGGGGAACTGACACTTCATCGAAGGCAGTAATCAATACCTTCCGTGAACTCATGTCGAAGGCAATGCCGGAGTTCCGTAAACAGTCTGACAATCAGTGCCATACTGCTGGTAACGGAATTCTTGGTGTTGTTTCTACTGCCGGAGCAGGTCCGGGTGGAACGACAGAGCTGAAGCTCAACACAGACGGATATGAAATTCGTCTGCTTCGGTTTGGTCAGCGAGTTAACTTCTATAACGCTGCTCAGACTACCCAGAAAACGGTGAATCCGTCCAAAATCGTCTACTACGATGTTAATACTGCTATTATCAGGGTATTACCGGCAGTAGCGGGTTTGGTTGCTGGAGACGTTATTACTCCAGAAGGTCTGAACGGTCCAACTCCGACAGGTTTGTTCGGTATTCCATATCACATTTCCAATTCTTCAGTTGGTCTGTGGCTTGGATATGACCGTGCAACCACACCGGAAATTCGTGCAAACGGTGTTGATGCTGGTGGTGCTGCACTTGCACTTCCATTCCCGAGGTTAGCAATTAACCTCATCGGGGACCGCGTAGGTATTAATGAACGGACAAAGCTGCAAGCAAGAATGCATCCTTGTCAGGTTCAGGCTTACGAGGACTTAGGTCAGCTCGTTTCAATTATCCAGAAGCAGGCTTCAGATGAAGCTCTGAATCTTTACTTCTCGGATAACATCAGGATGGCCGGCGCACCTGTCAAGCAGGACTATTCGCATGACAAAAAGCGCATTGACATCATGAAGATGGAAACATGGGGCCGTGCAGAGCTTCATCCTGCTGGGTTCTATGAGGTTGATGGTCGGCGTATGTTTGAAATGCGCGGACCTTCTGGCGGAGTTGCTACGTCGCAGATTTTCTATATCGTTGCGTCGTGGAATCTCTATACCGATAATCCGGCCGCGCAGAGCTACATCTACAATCTCGCGGTTCCAACGGGTTATATTCCTGCGTAATTGAATAGGGGGCAGAATATCGCCCCTTCTTCATAAACGCAATTCTTCAGGAGAGATGAACAATGGCAGGTGAGCAGGATTTCCTCGCTTTTCAGTCTCCCGGTACACCATCAAAGTGGCCGTCGATTGAAAATCTCAACGTAGTTCCTTCAGCAGCAGGTCTACAGCCTGTTCCGACTGCTTATATTACAACTATGAGCGGTGCATTGGCTGCAACTCTTATTCCACTTCCGTGGCCGGGATTTGCAGGAACCATTTGTTTCATTCCAACAGGTGCATTTACTGGTGCAACTGGTGGCGTTGCAACTGCTGTAAACAAGCCAATCGCGTTGGCTTTTACTGCGGTTGTTGGTCGAGCTATGTTACTGACTTATTCGGCACAGTCAGGAATGTGGCATCCACACGCGGCGTAATTCGATTCGTAGTGGGAGGGGGAGAAATAGTCTCCCTCTCCCGATGGTATGAATAAGAAGATTAAATTAGTATCTGAGAGTAGTAAAGAAACAATAACCTTTACTGTTCCAGAAATTGATGATGATGAAATAATTCCTCGAATTAAGATTTATGATTGTCAAAACGACGGTTCATATTGGTTTCGTCGAATTGGTTTTAATCGTAAGATAACAGATTTAGATAAGTAAAATGGACGCTTTTGATATCAACGCTAAACTCATTCGGCTTCATGGGCACGATACTGTCTATGAACAGCCGTTATGGAGATTAGTGTGGTCAGATACTCTTACAATTAAGAGGTATTGCACTTACGAGGATATTACACCTTCAGGCATTTATCTCGGAACAAAGACAGGGATTCGGGAACAAAAGAAATACTGGTATCTTCCCCATTGTTGGGTATTAGAGAGGATACAGCATGTTCCTACTAAGGGTGTTCATAGTGAGATTAATATGCCCTACTCCTATGAACTCATTTATGCCTTCTTAGATAGGCAGAATAAGCCATTACCATTGGCATGGGCACCAATAGAGTTCTTATTAAAGGTCTGGCAAGAAGCTGAGAGAACTCACCTCGCTACTTATCCAGAAGTTCTTGCGAAGAAGGAAATCGAGGATATAAAGATTTGTCGAGATATCCTCGAAGAAGAAGAGCCTAAAGAACAACCCACGTTTGAGTCGTCGGTTTATGTAAAAGAGGGAGAAGTTAAATGAATCCGCAGGGTGCAACGATTATCTCTATCTGTCCGTTTCCGATTGATGAATTCAAGCCGGGGATTATTCCGTCTAATTTCCATATCGACCCGGCCGCCGAGGGAGATATTTCTATTCTAAATCTCGGAAACGACATTAAATCACGTATGCGAGTTCCAGTAGTTGGAAACGTGATTGATATGAACATTTCTCCTATTGATATGGCTCGTGCCATTATCGAGGACAGATTAACTGGACAGCTTTATGCAAGTCCAGAAGCAAAACCCGGTCTTTTCTTTGTAGAGGGAACTTATTCAAAACCTGAAGCGAAGATTCAGTTCAAGAAAGAAATCGCGGATATGGACCTGATTCAGAAGAACTGGTTCATCCATCTCGTTAAGATTGCTGACGATGATTGGCAGAAGTCTCATCAGCATAGGTATATCTCAGATACACAGAGATATGCTGCACGAGCTTTAGGGCTTACGAAGGACTGGAATCTTTCTATTCTGGAAGTTGCAGATAAGCGTTGTGTGGCTTGCTTCTCCCAGATGCATCAGAAAGCTACAATTTGCCCGATTTGTAAGACGAATCAGGCTGAATTTACAGCTGCTCAAAATGCAGGGAAAGCTCCTGTATTAACAGCGCCAAAGGGATAACATGAGCGCCATTAGTGATATCTTTACGACAGTTAGGGCGATTCTTAATGATAGTCTCGTTCCGGGTGGGACTATCTATAATGATGCTGCTCTGCTTCCGATGGTCAAGATTGCTAATAACGAGCTTTCTGACTATCTAATCACTAATGGCATCCCTGTTCAAAAGGAAGTAATTGAGGATATTCTTGTTCCGGCCGGAATCAAACTTCTCGATTCTCCCGACAACATGATTGTTCCAATTACTCTTTACGAGAAAGCTCAGAACGCACCGGACCCTGATTATGCAAGAATGTATGAAAGAACTTGGGAGCCAAATGCTCCTCAAGATGCTAATCTGAATAATTGGGTCTGGAGAGGTCAAGAAGTTCTATTTATCGGAGCTACTACACCAAGAATGGTTCGTCTGAATTACATTCGCTTACTAGCGGATATATTAGACGAGGACACTCTCGTCGAGGTTATTGGTTCCGATAATTTCCTTTCTTTCAGGACGGGAGCATTAGCTGCTCGTCATATCGGAGAAAATCCGGTAAAGGCAAACGAACTTGATTTAGAAGCAATCAGGTTCAGAGATAAACTGCTTCAGATTGGAGTTAGAAAAGGCCAGAGTTTGAGAGGACGTAGAAGGCCATTCAGAATTCGAATGGTAAGACTTGGTTAACCTTGCGATTCACAATCGCTTGCCGTAGAGGTGGGTTATGATTAATTCTCCGAGTATTTGGGGCGCATTGAAAGATGCGGCCGAAGTTGGTGTCTTTCATCTTGTAGGTTCTGGAGTTCCAGTAAATGGAACCACTGGAAAGTATATCGCTGGTAAGGGTTGTCTTTACACCGATATTCTGACTGGAGTTCCGTATTACAACTCAGGAACAAAGTTAGTTCCAGCTTGGACTGCGACTTCTACCTTTGGTGCTCTTGCAAATGCGTGGTCTATGGACCCACGTAACGGTGAATCTGTTCCAGTTGCAGACAATCAGCCTTCTGTTACTTTAGCTTCGGGTATCCGAGCTTTTGGTAATGGTATCGCTGATAATGATAGCGGCATTGTTGTCTCTATCACTCCAGAAGGTTCCATTGCTACGATGATTGCTTCAGCTAATGCTGGAGAGACTATCGCAGCAGGAGTTGGTAACAATACTTCTCAGCCATATAAGCCCGGAGTTAATGGAGCAATTACGCTTCAGACTGTTGTTCGGATGGTTACTGACCATCTGAATCGTAAGTTCTTCTTCGGCTTAGTTACTGCTCCAATTATCAATGGAGTTCTTGCTCCTGAGACTTTTGCGGCAGGAAACTTCACACTCGGTCCAACGAACTTAGTTGGATTCGTAACTGATACTGGAGTTGGAACGACAAGAGATTTCTACGCTCTTTCCAACAGAAACAATCTGACTCCTGTAATTAGTGCTGCCTCAGCATTGTTACCTGTTCAGTTTCCAGTTACACCAACGTGGGTTACTCTTAAGCTCACCGTTGACGTAGATGGAAATGCTGAATTCTTCGTGGATGACGTTTCTGTCAAAGTCATTCCCGGTGCATTAGACCCGACTGTTGCTGTTGCTCCACTTCTCTTGCTCGGTAATACCTTAAATGGTGCTACCCGTTCAATGGACGTGAAGCAGTTTACTTCAATCGGTAAGTAGCTAAAGGGGGAGAGGGTAGTAATATCCTCTCCCTACTCTAATGCCAAAGACGAGCTTAGAAATCCATACTCCTGTAGAGACTAAAGACTTCCGAGGTCTTTGGGCGAATGGTAAGCACGATACCACTCCTCAAGGATTCTTTCAGGATTGTCTTAATGTTTCTATTGCCTCTCTTGACGAGGTTCAAACTCGTTTCGGCGTTAGCTCTATCTACGTGCGGCCGACTATTCGGCGTTCTTTCTTATACAAAAGACTCAATGAAACATCACGCTACTTGGTTCTGGATACTGCTGGTAATTTCTTTGATAGCTTATTTGCAGCACCTCTTATTACCGATGTTAATTTTGAAGATTTTTCAGTCGTTAACATAAACAACCGCGCTTATATTACATTTCATAATCGCGTTCGAGGATTTGGAAGTGTTTATGTCTATCAAGGTGATGGAACCATACGACTCGCTGCGGGAACTGCACCATCAGCTTTCGTCCTTTCTGTTGTCACATCGGCGAACTCAGGACATATCGAGGTCGGAACTCATCTTTTTGCAATCAGTTTTGAGACGAACACAGGATTCATTACTGCTCCTGGACCTGAAATATTCACAGTCTATGAAGCTCCCGGTGGATTCAAAGCTGTAGTATCTAATATTCCAATCGGGCCGGCCGGAACAGTAGCCCGTTGGGTTATTGCTACTCAAGTTCAACCAGATTTTGATGGAAATCAATTAAGTCCTGAATATTTCTTTGCTCAGAGAATCCCAGACAATACCACGACGTCAGTCGAGGTAGATTTCTACGATTCAGAGTTATACGTCTCGGCAGACTATTTATTCGACTTAATGCCGACCATTCCTGCCGGGACTTTCATCTTCTCCTATCAGGACCGATTGACTTTAGGTGGATTTGCTGCTCAGGCTCACTCCGTGCTTTCTAGTAAGCAAAGGGATTATGAATCATTTGATACAGCTACTAGCCGTCTAATTATCGACCCAAGTGACGCGCAGAGCGGCTGCACTAATGGATTGCAATTCAGAAACTCTCTTATCATTACGAAGGGTAATAGAAGTTATATTGCTCAAGGAATACTCGAAAATCCATCCGACTGGCCTGTCGATTCACTTGACCCCGGAATTGGAACTCAGTGTTTCGGAATTGCGCAATTTATTGATGCAAAAGGCGGAACTACTGAACGATTCTTTCAAGCTGATGGAGCTGGAGTATTTCTATTTGAATCTGCAATTTATAAGAGGAACGAATTTACTTATAACATTGCAGATATTTGGAAGAGAATCACTAGAACCGCTTTCAATAAAGTTCAGCTGGCCTTAGATGCTGAAAATCAGGTGTTATATGCTGCGGTACCTCTTGACGGAGCTACAGAAGTTTCTCATTTGCTTACAGCTTATTTCAGCGATGCAGTATCAAATTACGCCCTTGTGGACGCGAAAAAAGTAAGATGGACGATTAATACCTTCCAACAAAGACCATCTTCTATTATGGTCGATGTTGACCTTGGAGGACGAGCTACTCTTAAATATGGCTCAATGGATGGAGACATTCATGAGCAGATTCCATTCCAGTATCTTGATAATGGATTCGTAATTAATTCCTTTGTGCATTTCGGCCCTCAGCAATTAATGGCTGGTTGGGTTCATCACTTTGCGAAACTTCATTTCCGAATCTGGGGAGTTGGTCAGTTAGACCTCTTTATTGCAGGAGAGGATGGAGCATTACCTCAGGATATTCCTAATGCGTTTGTACTAGGTCTATTACCCGGAAGGGAGTTCTCTCGTAAGATTAACTTCGTTAACGAGAAGATGACTGTCCGATTAGGAACAGTTAACAATGCAGGCGACCGTTTCATTCTCTATTCGCTAATCGTAGAGATGAAACCGAAATGGAAGTCTCGCGTTGAATAAGAACCAAGGCACGATTAGCAACTTAATAAGAAGTGTAAGTCAGCAAGACCCTAAGCTGTATCAAGCTTTACAGCTGATGGTTGATGACTTATATGAGTTATATGGAGAAATATTTCCTCCTGCTGGAGATATTCCCGGATTAGAGGGATTTCAGCGTGGATTACCAGAAGATGTAGTTAATTTTCAATTAGAGGCATTTCCTACTAATCTGAGAGCTACTTGGAATCCTGCTCTTAATGCTGTAGGTTATGAGATTAGAAAGGGAGCTGATTGGGCTACTGCTGAGTTCGTATTAACTACAGCAACTACTGTAGCGAATATGGACCCAATCGTATTGAACCTGATTACTGGTTCTCATGAATTTCTAATCAAGGGAATCAACTTCTCAGGTCAAGAATCAGTTAATGCAGCTAGCGCCGTTCTAATAGTGCCTGCGATAGCAGGGCCGGCATTAACAGGAACAGTAATCGGAAACAGCGCGCTCTTAAGCTGGGCCGTCCCACTCTCTACTTGGAGAATTAGATTCTATAATGTCTTTCAAGATGGAGTCCAGATTGCTCAGATTGACTCTAACTTCTTTGTTGCGTCAGTCTTAATCGGAGGGACTTACGGATTCCAAGTCCAAGCTCAGGATATTGTAGGTAATCTTAGTGCATTATCGGCAGAGCTTGAATTAGAACTTGATGACCCGATTGATTTGTTCTTCATCAACTCATTCTTTGCTACATTGAATGGAATTTATGTAAGAACAAAAAGAGGTTTCTACAATGCAACAGAGGGAGTGTTTGGGCCTGTTGATAACCTTGAAACTTATGAGCAGCACTTTATTGATAATGGATTTGCTTCTCCTCAAGCTCAGATAGATGCTCTTTATCCATACTGGATTCAGCCAACTGTAGCAGATGGCTATTATCAGGAAGATTTTGATTTCGTAAACATCTATAATTCTGTTACGATAGTAGCAGGATTTTCTAAGTTCCAATTGATTGGAACTACTTTATTTGGGACTCAAATTGCCTATTCTACTGATAATATTACTTTTACGCCTTTTGAACCGGGTCCTGCGGTATTAGCAAGTGCAGTAAGATATGTAAGAGTTAGATGGACGTTTAATAACGTCAACGATTTAGACCTTGGATTCATTACTGCTCTTAAGATTTCAATTTCTACTCAGTTAGTTCTCGATTCAGGTGGAGGAACAGCAATAGCGACTGACTTAACTGGAACTCTTATTCATCTCAATAAAGTGTTCTTAGGAGTCAATTCAGTCACAATGACTTCTGATACTGTTCAACCTGTTACATTAGTTTTCGATGAAGTAACAGGAGTTTCATTCAAAGTTTTTGCATATGATTCAGCAGGTAATAGAGTAACCTGCAACTTCAATTGGAAAGTGAGAGGCGTCGTTTAATGGCTTTCGTTAGATGGAATCAGACTACGAATATCTGGGAGCTTGCAGCTACTCCGGAGAATCCATCTACGGCTTGGAATCATCTTCCTATACAGACGCCTACTCAGCCTTTAGATACGGCTAATAAGGCTTATGTAGATTCATTAGTAGGTGGAGGGCCATTTGTTCCTTATAATGGAGCTAGTGCTAATGTTAATCTAAACACTCAGCAGTTAATTGCTGGAAATCTATCCATTTCAGGTGGTCCCGGCTCTGTTGCTGGACAATCATTTAATTTCTTTAATGGTCCTTATGGACTTTTTACAATAAATAACAATAATGCAAATGTCGGTTATCTTGCATTTCATTTCGGTGGAGTTGTAGCATGGCAGGTTGGATATCGAACTGGCTCTAATCTAGGATTTTCTCCGGCTCCTCCCGGAGTAGCAATGGGAGTGCCTGTTATCCAGTTTAGTACTGCTGGAGAGATTCTCGAACGTAGTCGTGCTTTTGCAATGGGAGATTGGATTGCAGTCCCATTCTCTGATTTATCTTTCTCAGCTTCAGGTTCGATGGTTTGGAACGTAGTTGCTGGGAATGTATCTTACTTCAGATACTCAATAGTCGGAAAGACTATGTTTATCAGAGGTGCAATAACCGGAACTTCTACAAGTGGAACTGCTTCGAGTGGTCTTAGGGTTGGTATAGCAGGAATAACATTTACACCTAATGACTCATTCGGAATGACAGTCTATAGTGATAATGGATTTGCAACACAAGGTCTTGGTCAGTCCATTGCAAGAGTTGCTGGTAACTTTCTTGAGTTCAAACATATAGATGGTTCTAATTGGCCTATAGCATCGGGCATAGCTGTCATCTTTAACTTAGTTGTTGAAATGGGGTAATGAATGGCTGCTGAAACGTCTACAAAACAAATGGCTCTTCTTCGTAATGCTGGATTTATGGAAAGAGTCCAAGCGATGATGGCTCGTGCGGCCGGAGTGGTTTTATCTGAGCCTCTTGCTACTCCTTTTCATGCCGAAAGAGCACAATATGCAAAGCAGGTAGTTTTAATTCCTGCTCAATCAGCGGCTCAAGCTGGTCCACAAGTAGTAATGGGAGTGAATGTCATTAACGATACTACTTATGATGAATTAGCTCAAACATCTCAATGCACAATTCTGGACATTGATTTAGAATCCCAGATTAACACTCTCTGGAACGCTTTAGGCGGAATTGATACAGCGAGCTAACAATGGCTAATTGGAATAACCCAGCTTTAACATCTCTTTACGTTGACTTCCTTGCTGAACTTAAGGCAAGGGATGTTGATGTAGCTATAATGTCATTTGCTGGTGGGGCAACCAACATTCCGCTAAATACTATTCGATTTGAAAGAACTACTGCTGTCTTTCAAGAGTGGCTTGGACCTGTTCTTGGATGGCAGAATAAGATAATAGGTCCGGCTGGTGGTGGAACTGGAACTACCTCTATTGCTTTGGGAACAATGGCTTCTCAGAATAGCAATGCTGTTGCTATTACTGGTGGAACTATTTCAGGAACTGCTCTTAATGGTTCTGATATATCTTCTGGTATAGTTGCACTTGCAAGAGGTGGAACAGGAGCCTCGTTAGCCTTAGCTGCTGCTGGTAATTTCCTACTTTCCAATGGTGCCCAAGTAATCTTTGGAGTTGACGCCTCTGCTCTACAGAGTCTTAATGCCTCTCAATTATTATTTGGTCAGATTCCAATGGCTAGAATGCCAACAGGTGGAACTTGGAATCTTACTAGTCTTG